TAAGGGTCGAAGTAAATTCCTTGAACTTCCCAATCGTTTTCGATAACCATTTCTTCGAGCTTTTCCATAACTCGTTCATTATCAATGACACCAGATTCAAGAGTAGTGATTTCACATTCGCCCATGCGCTCTAAATTCGTATAAGAAACACCGTCTCGCTTTTCTTTCGCTATCAATCCATACTTAGTAGCAATAAACGAAAAGCTGTCAGCGTACCAATAATCGTCCATCATTGCCATTGTACTAATTGAGAACAAATCGCTTGAATGACCGACGTCAACGCCTATCCAAACACGTCTGCCAGTCGTATCCGGCTTATCAATAAGCGCATCTTCCCATGTCTGTTTATCCATGTAAGAGGCTTCACTTGATTGGCGCCACATATTGAAGTTTTTAACCAAAACCTTATTAATTTCACCCGTTTCGAGCGAAGTTTTGCGCCTTTTCCGCAAATAATCCATGATTTTATCGTGCAGTGCTGGCACTTCAAGAATAGGATTTGATTTAATCCAACTGCTTTCGTCAGCAATTTCTTTCTCGTCATCTTGTTCGGCAATAAACGCAAAATAGGATTCGTCAATTGTTTTCTTGTCTAAAATCTTGCTTGCATACTTGTATTCAATCGTGTACATTGGTACATTCAAATCAAGACCAGCTGTTGAAATAATAAAATCAACGGATTGTCAAGCTGACCTTGACCAGATTCCAAAAGTTCAATCATTTCATTGGTTTTACTAGCTGCGTATTCATCTAGCACGCCGACATATGGTTCAAAACCATCGACCGCACCAGTATCACGGCTTAATGCTCTAATATAAGATTCATCACGTTTGTTGGTCAGCTCATCTCGCACAATCTTAGTTGCTTTAAAGATGTCCTTATCTTTCGCTCTAAGAGCTTCTAGCTGCTTCTTAGCCATTGTCCATGCAATTCTAGCCTGTGTACGGTCGTTTGCTGTACAGAACAGCTGACGGCTCAATGCGGGGTTCTTACCAAAAAGAAATTCATAAAGCAAAATACCAGCAATCAAAATGGTCTTTCCGTTTTTACGAGCAACTGAAACCATAGCTTTGCGAAAGCGCCTGACAGAATGGTCTTTTTTCTTTCGCCAGCCATATAAGCTGGAGATGATGAATTTTTGAAATCTAGCTAATGGATAAGTTTTGCCTGTTTTAACGTCTGGCAAGATTTCCAAAAAGTCGATAGTGTTTTGGGCTTTCTCTGGGAAATAATCAAATTCAAAATTAGGATTGCTGATGTTTTTCAAATCATCTAAGTGTCTTTGACAAGCCTTGATTACTTTCTGACAGGCTTTAACATTGCCGTCGACCACATCGAGAGCATAATAAAAAGCAGTATCTTTATACTGCTCATTAATTTCCAAATAATCGTAAGCTATTTTGATTACCTCCTTTCGTTTATCCTCCAAACTTATCAAACATGGTGTCTTTCTTTTCTTCCGTTTTCGGCATATACATCTTCATGCGACTATCAACCGTTAAACCTAATTGAGCTGCGCACGATTTGATGTTGTTAGTTGCTTTCTCAAGCGTGACAACTAATGGATTTTGAATCCACATACCTTTGTTATCGTCGTACACTGAAACACCAATTTCACTAACCTTTTTGCTAGCTTCAATATAAATGCCATACCAAGTGCAGTAGTTTTCCAAAATTGCTCTGTCTAGATCACGAATAGGCAAACTTTGCAATTCGCTAACTACCCGCTTGTATTCTTTTTTAGCAATCTTTCCTAGATGTGCAGGCGGTGTAAGCCGTAATTCAGCTAAACCGTCGCCTGCTTTTTTCTGAACATCTTCACGAACAGCTTTTTCAGCTTTAGTCAAATGTTTTTTGTTATTCTCAACTACCTTTAACTTTCGTCCCAAGCTTTACACCTCCTTTACATTAAAATTTTCAGCTTTCAAAATTTCAAAAAGGGAAAATTGCGCACGGAAGAGGGCGGCGTTGTTATATCCGAACAATACGATACCCCGATAAAAATTGAAGGGGGTATTTCCGAACGATTATCCCGCCCTATGCCCATGATAGGTAGGATGGTTCGCCTTTTTTGAGCTAATTTTTACCATAATTCTCACGATTAGCTTTAGCATCGTTACATGCTTTACAACTCGCTTGAAGATTGTCAAGATCTAATCTTCGATTCCAATCTTTTTTAATCGGAATTATATGGTCAACCATCGTTGCTTCTCCTCCGCACATTTGACAAACATAATCATCACGAAGCAATACTAATTTACTTGTACTTCTCCAGATTGAACTATTGTAAAACCTTGTCAGCTTCTTATCGTAGTTCCACCTTGTCTTATTGTAGTTCTTGTATTCTTCGCTTCGACTATCAAAGTCTACTTGCTTTCGCTTTCCACCAACAACAGTAAGCTTTTGTGGCTTCATATTCCTTCTCCTTTTTGCATAACAAAAGGAGCTACCTTTTAGCTCCCCTCGTCATTATTTCATACTACTATATTAGCATGGCGGATTGTATTTGTGAGTATTACTTTGTACTATTTCCGTACGTTCTAGTATCAAATTCAAACTTTTAATCGCTTTTTGCTTAATTGTGTAATACTTATTGCGATTAAGTTCGAGTTTGTCGATAGCTTCGTCAAACGTTTGGCAATTAAGATAAGTGGTTAGCAACACATGACGCTGCGCACTGTCGGGTATTTGCATAATGATGCCGATGATCTCCTCACGCCGTTTAACCAAGCGGTCAATCTCTGCTAGCCCGTAATCAGACGCATCAATAATTGAAACATTCTTGTCTGTCTGCGTACGTCTAACACCTCCACTCACTTTCATGTCAGACCACTGCGGTGACGTGAGCAGCGAGCTTCTAGTGTTCTCGATGTCTAATTTTAATTGCTTAATCGTTTTAGGAATCAATCTAAGCTCTTCCAAAATATAATCTGCTTTAGTTTTAATCCTGCTCACGTCTTTTCTCCTTCGATTCGATATGTTATAATATAAGCAACTGTTTAATACCGATGAAGTCTTGCGTAAGCAGGGCTTTTTTGTGTCTAAAAACTAGCGATAATTTCAAAAACACAGTTTAGAGAGAAAGTTTTAAGAAATACCTCTTTTCTTTTTTTATTTCGCTATGTGCTAGCAAGTAACCCGATGAACTTACCAGCCGTGTACTAATTTTGCGGTGTATTAAAAACACATGTAAAAGGAGTGCTTTAATCACCTCACAATATTAAACACAAAATTTCGGGTTACAGTCACAGATGGAATCGAACCATCTTTAAACCATTGTGACTACTGCTTTTGCTGAATNTCAGCTACTCGCGAAATCTTTTGGATACTCACACAGCTAATACTAAGCCCACNGTGTTTGTGTGTTAAAGTGTTAGTGCTAAATGATAATAATTTGGCTTAGTATGAATGAAGTTTTTAATAAATCAAATGTAAAGGAGTCTAGGTTGCCGACTAGGGAACAACCATCATCGAACCTGCTTTCTTTTTTTATTTTGATTCCTAGCCTTATATCCACAGACAGATTCGAACCGTCTTAAAGCGCCAAGCGTGGACACCAAATTAAAAGTTTATAAGTTTTAAAAAGCGAAACACCTAACAATAAACTAAATACTAAAACATACCTGCGTTCTTAAAAGGTGAATCATGATTAAGTCCCTAGAACATCGCCCAGAAAATGTTCATCTTTGGGTCCCACTTTCTTTTTTATTTTTAGCTCTGGGCTATGTCCGCGCGTGGATTCGAACCACGCTTTAAGCCATCCCTGCGGACACCGAGTTTAATTTATTTAGAAAAGGTAGGTGCTAGATTGCTCGACTAGCTAAGCAATCATCATCGCCCTGCTTTCATTAAAAATTTTTAAATGCTAGTCTTATGCTGACGGGACGAGTTGAACGCCCCATGAATTACCGATGTCAGCACTTGCGAATTACACCACATCGCTTGGAAAATATACTTTTTTTGGAGATACCTCTTTCCTATTTTAATTTTTTTGGTGTATACCCGTGCGCAGATTCGAACTGCACTAGATACCATTGCGGGTTATATTTTTACCATGAACAACTTTTCTGTTCGCTCACCAGCGGAGGTGGGGGCAAAAGTGCTCCTCGCCTTTTTAAACTCAAAGACGCTTTCAAATCGTTCATCCGAGACTTCATAACTTGAAATCAATACAGTGTTATTTTTACTCATCTCATACGCCCAATCATAAAACAATTGACTGTCAAATTCGCTTATCGAGTAGCTGTTGAGCGTTGCATTTTCATAAGGCGGGTCAAGATATAAAATGGCGTTTTTTACTTCAGAAAACTTTGTATAGTCCAGATTCGTGGGCTCTATGTGTGGCAATTGTTGCAATTGTTGCAAGCGTTCCAATTGTTGCAAGCGTTGCAATTGTTGCAATTGTTGCAATTGTTGCAACCGTGTTTTTTGATAAGATTGATTTTTGAAATCTTGGAGCGCTTTAAGATATGTTTTTGTCTTTCTATAGCC